TAAATGAAGTAGGTTTCTTAGAAGCCCAAAAATCCCAAGTATTAGGTAAGTTCGGTGAAATCAATAAGGAAACTGAAGATTTCAAAAAAGAACTGGAAAAAGAGTATGGATCTATCAACATTAATTTGGAAGATGGAAGCTTTACTCCAATTGAAAAAGAAGAGGATAAGAAATAATGTCTTCAATTATTAGAAAGATAAGTATTGGTAGCGACTATAAAACCGATGCTATGCACTATTCAGTAGGGCAGTCAGTATATGGTGGTCATACTATATCACATATACTTTCTGATACAGAAGATAATTCTTATAATATTTTTATCAAAAAACAAAACGAAGTATTGCCATGGAAAAAGTTTAATTCTCACATGGCAATCTCCGTTGAGTATGATTTAGAATATTAGTGAAGAGTTTATTTGATTTTATTGTTGAACCAGTTGGTGAACGATATGATAATAAAGTAAAAGTAGGTGACAAAAGCCTTATAATTAATACTCAAGTAGAAACTTTCAAGTCTGTAAATAATATTGCTAAAGTTATTCAAGTACCTTTATCAACTAAGACTGTTATAAAAAAAGGAGATTTAATAATGATTCATCACAATGTATTCAGAAGATGGTACAATATGAGAGGTGAAGAAAAGAATAGTAAATCTTATTTTAAAGATAATTTATATTTTGTTCAATTAGACCAAGTCTATTTATACAAGCGAGATGACAAATGGAAATCTATTAATAATAGGTGTTTTGTAAGTCCAATAGTTAGTAATGATAACACTTTGTCTGATAAAGAACAGTACCTTATTGGAGTATTAAAGTATGGCAATAAAACCTTAGAGGCATTAGGGATCAACAAAGGAGACAAGGTTGGTTATACACCTAATGGAGAATATGACTTTGTCGTTGATGGCAAACGTCTTTATTGTATGAAATCTAATGATATTGTAATTAAGTATGAACATCAAGGAAACGAAGTTGAGTATAATCCAAGCTGGGCACAAAGCAGTTGAAGAACTTATTAAAGTTGCTAAAGAAGCTATTGTAGATTCAGATGATGATATAAGTGCAGATCGTTTAAAAAACGCAGCTGCTACTAAAAAGCTAGCTATATTTGATGCTTTTGAAATACTTAATCGTATTGAAGAGGAGAACAATATATTAGAAAATAAACCTAACGAAAAAAAAGAAACTAGTTTTAGTGGGTTTGCTGAAAAACATTCTAAGTAATGTACAAGCAAACTTTATATAAAATAGTTGAACCTATAAAACCACATGTCATCAAAAGACTTAATAAGTCTAGAAAATGGAAGTATGGCTATAACAAGGAACACAATATAATAGTAATAAGTAAAACCGGTCAAATTGGTAAAATATACGAGATTCAAAACCTTGTAATTGCTTTACCATTAGAAGACAATCCTTTTAAAAGATCCAAAAAGCCAGAGGATCAATATTGGGAAGTGTTTGAGAAAAGAAAAGAACTTAAGCAGATTAAAACTATATTTGATTGGAAAGCTTATCCGGTTACATTTAAAGAACAATTACATGATTATATTGATGAAGAATTTAGAAGACGTGATGAAGGTTTTTGGTTTTACAACAAAGGTGTTGCCACTTATATTACTGGTACTCACTACATGTATTTGCAATGGTCAAAGATTGATGTTGGGCAGCCAGACTTTCGAGAAGCAAACAGACTTTTCTTTATTTTCTGGGAAGCGTGTAAATCAGATACAAGGTGCTATGGCATGGCATACCTTAAAAACAGAAGGTCAGGATTCTCTTTTATGGCATCCGGTGAAACAGTTAATATGGCAACGATCTCGAGTGATGCAAGATTCGGTGTCCTCTCAAAATCTGGAGCAGATGCTAAAAAGATGTTTACAGACAAAATTGTACCGATCTCGGTTAATTACCCATTCTTTTTCAAACCGATTCAAGACGGTATGGACCGACCAAAAACTGAACTTGCTTACAGGGTTCCAGCATCTAAATTTACAAGAAAAAAGCTTGATTCAAATGAAAGGCTCGAAGAAATGGTTGGACTCGATACAACTATTGACTGGAAAAATACAGGTGACAACTCCTATGATGGTGAAAAACTTCTGCTCCTTGTCCATGATGAGGCTGGTAAATGGGAAAGACCTGAAAACATTCTTAACAACTGGAGGGTAACAAAAACAACATTAAGATTAGGTAGTAGAATAATTGGTAAGTGTATGATGGGATCAACATCAAATGCTTTAGATAAAGGAGGTAGAAACTACAAAAAATTATATGAAAGCTCAAACGTCACAAAAAGAAACCGCAATGGACAGACTAGCTCAGGATTATATTCTTTGTTCATACCTATGGAATGGAACTACGAAGGTTACATCGATACTTATGGATACCCTGTCTTTGAAACTCCAAAATCGCCAGTTAAGGGAATCGATGACCAAGAGATTGAAATCGGTGTCATTGAACACTGGGAGAATGAAGTAGATGGTCTTAAGGATGATCCTGATGGACTTAATGAATTATATAGACAATTTCCACGTACAGAGAAACATGCGTTTAGAGATGAGACTAAAGAATCTTTATTTAATCTAACTAAAATTTACGAACAAATAGATTATAATGAAGATTTAAAGCACTCAGCGGTAGTTACTAAGGGTAATTTTCATTGGGAAGATGGAATTAAAGATACTAAGGTCAGATTTATACCAAGCAATCAAGGAAGATTTATGGTTTCTTGGATACCAGGAGTTAATCAACAGAATGCTGTTGTTATAAAACACGGAATGAAACATCCAGCCAATGAACATATGGGTGCTTTTGGATGTGACAGTTATGATATATCAGGAACAGTGGATGGTAGAGGTTCTAAAGGATCACTTCATGGTTTGACTAAGTTTACAATGGATAATTGTCCACCTAATTTATTTTTTTTAGAATATATATCTAGACCTCCAACTGCTGAAATATTTTTTGAAGATGTTCTTATGGCTTGTGTGTTTTACGGAATGCCAATACTTGCAGAAAACAACAAACCAAGACTTTTATATTATTTTAAAAGAAGAGGTTATAGAGGGTTTTCAATGAATAGACCAGATAAAACAATGCATAAACTATCTGTCACTGAAAAAGAAATAGGTGGAATACCTAATTCAAGTGAAGATATTAAACAAGCTCACGCAGCAGCTATTGAAGCTTATATAGAAATGTTTGTAGGTTATAACAACGAACAATATGGCACAATGTATTTTCAAAGAACTCTTGAAGACTGGGCTTCATTTAATATAAATGACAGAACTAAACACGATGCCTCAATTAGTTCGGGACTAGCAATAATGGCTTGCAATAAAAATAAATACAGACCCATTGCCGAAACAATGAAGGAACCATTAAATTTAAATTTTTCCAGATATGACAATAGAGGTAATGAATCAAAAATAATTAATAGATGAAATTAAACACTGGTGTTAATAGTGCGTTTCCAAGTCAGATGGTATCTGAGGAAGAAAAGAGAACGTTAGAATATGGTTCAAAGGTTGGGCAAGCTATTGAATATGAATGGTTTAGAGGTGGTAGAGTTAATGGAAGCAGATGGAATACAGGTTATCAAAACTTTCACAACTTAAGATTGTATGCTCGTGGAGAGCAAAATGTACAAAAATATAAAGATGAATTATCTATTAATGGTGATTTGTCTTATTTAAATTTAGACTGGAAGCCAGTGCCTATTATACCTAAGTTTGTAGATATAGTTGTTAATGGTATAGCTGCTAAAAAATATGATTTAAAAGCTTATTCTCAAGATCCTTTTTCTTTAAAACAAAGAACTGATTATGTAGGAGGAATATTTAGAGACATGCAGGCTCAAAATTATTTAAATAAAATACAAGAAGTAACTGGTTTAGATTTATATGCTTCAGACGCTTCTAAATTGCCACAATCAAAAGAAGAGTTAGAAGTTCATATGCAATTAAACTACAAACAGGCTGTAGAAATTGCAGAAGAAGAAGCTGTTAATAACACCTTAGCTTTTAATAAATATGATTTAACTAAAAAAAGAATGATTGAGGATATAGTAACTATAGGTATAGGTGCTGTAAAAACTTCTTTTAATAGATCCGAAGGCGTTGTAATTGATTATGTTGATCCAGCTAATTTAGTTTATTCGTTTACTAATGATCCTAATTTTGAAGACATATATTATGTTGGAGAAATAAAGTCTATGACTTTAGCTGAAATTAAAAAGAAATTTCCATATCTTACTGATGAAGAGTTACAAAAAATGGCTAAATATCCTGGTCGTGATGGGTATATAGCTAATCCAAATTATGATCACGATTTAGTTCAAATATTATTTTTTGAATACAAAACATTTATTGACCAAGTTTTTAAAATAAAAAGAACAGAAAGCGGTTTAGAAAAAGTTATAGAAAAGCCAGATTACTTTAATCCACCACCAAGCGATAATTTTGATAGAGTTTCAAGAAGTATAGAGGTTTTATTTAGTGGAGCTAAAGTTATGGGTGTTCCTCAGATGTTAGAATGGAAACTTGCAGAAAACATGACAAGACCAAATGGAAATATAACTAAAGTAAACATGAACTATACCTTGTGTGCGCCTAATTTATACCAGGGTCGTATAGAATCTTTAGTTAGTAGATGTACTAGTTTTGCGGACATGATACAATTAACATCGTTAAAATTACAGCAAGTAATTCAACGTATGGTTCCAGATGGTGTGTTTGTAGATGTTGATGGTTTAGCTGAGGTTGATTTAGGTAATGGTACTAATTATAATCCACAAGAAGCATTAAATATGTATTTTCAAACTGGATCTATTGTTGGTAGATCGCTTACACAAGATGGTGATCCTAACAGAGGTAAAGTACCAATACAAGAATTACAATCATCTAGTGCTAATGGAAAAATAGCATCACTAATCAATACTTATCAATATTATTTACAAATGATAAGAGATGTAACCGGTTTAAATGAAGCTAGAGATGGCAGTATGCCAGATCCTAATGCTTTAGTTGGTTTACAAAAAATGGCAGCTAATGCTTCAAACATTGCAACTAAACATATATTAGACTCTAGTTTATATATAACCCTTAGAACTTGTGAAAATGTTTCTTTAAGAATTGCTGATGCTTTAGGGTTTGAATTAACAAAGGAAGCATTAATGCAAAGTATTTCTTTAACTAACGCTAGAAACCTAGAAGAAATGGCTACTCTTCACTTATATGAGTTTGGTATTTATTTAGAATTAGAACCGGAAGAAGAAGAGAAAGCTATGCTAGAACAAAATATACAGGTTGCACTGCAGTCTGGTCAAATATATTTAGAAGATGCTATTGATATAAGAGAGGTTAAGAACTTAACGCTAGCTAATCAAATACTTAAGTATAGAAGAAAAGAAAAGCAAGCTCAAGATCAAGCAGCACAACAACAACAAATACAAGCGCAAGCACAAGCAAACGCACAAACTGCTGAGGCTGCTGCCATGAATGAAGTACAAAAGCAAGAGGCTTTAGCTAATACTGAAATACAAATTGAACAAGCAAAGTCTCAGTTTGAGATACAAAGAATGGAGCAAGAAGCTTTAATTAAAAAACAATTAATGGCTGAAGAGTTTCAATACAATTTACAGCTTGCTCAAATGAAAAACTCTAAAGAAGCAAATAAAGAAGCTCAAATAGAAGATCGTAAAGACAAAAGAACTAAAATACAAGCTACACAACAATCAAAAATGATTGAACAACGCCAGAATGATTTACTACCTACAGATTTTGAATCTCAAGGTAATGATGGATTAGGCGGAATTGGTTTAGATCAATTTAATCCTCAATAAGAATTTTTATTAATTTATATTATATTATATTATGTCAGAACAAGTACAACAAGAAGGTACGTTTAAAATTAAACGTAAACCTAAGCAATTGGTAAAAGACGATATTATTAAAATCGATTTATCTAAAAAACAAGAAGAACCTAAAAAAGAAGAAACAGATGCCATTCAAGTCGGAAAAACAGAGGAAGTGGTTATGGGCAAACAAACCGGAGATAGCCCTGAAGTGGACGAACAAGTATCAGAGTCCAGCCCAGTTTCTGAAATTAAAGAAGAAGAAGTAAAACCTATTAAAGAAGTTGTTGAAGAAGAAATACAACAAATAGGTGAAAAAATACAAGAAAAAGTTATTGAACCTACGCCTCAAGAGGTAAGGGAGATAGCTAAATTACCTGATAACATTGAAAAAGTTGTAGACTTTATGAAAGAAACAGGTGGAACGTTAGAAGATTATGTTAGATTAAATGCTGACTATTCTAATGTAGATAATGATACTTTATTAAGAGAGTATTACAAACAAGCTAAATCGCACTTAGATTCAAGTGAAATTAACTTCATGATTGAAGACAATTTTTCATTTGATGAAGAAGTAGACGAGGAGCGTGAGATTCGTAAAAAGAAACTTGCGTATAAAGAAGAGGTTGCAAAAGCCAAAGGACATTTGGAAGGTTTAAAAAGTCAATATTACGAGGAAATCAAGTTGAGACCTGGTACGACACAAGACCAACAAAAAGCTATGGACTTTTTCAATCGCTATAATGAAGAGCAGAACACAGCTCAACAACAACATGAAGATTTTAAATCTAATACTAAAGATTATTTCTCTAAAGATTTC